GTTGCAGAACACGTATTTCAACCTCTTAGGGACGCTTTCAAGTGTCCTATATTCGTTTCGAGCGGGTATCGTTCGGCTGATCTCAATGTTGCGATCGGCGGCTCAGTTCGTAGTCAGCACGTGGAGGGAAGAGCACTCGATCTTGACGCGGATGTATTCGGAAGGTGTAAGAACTCTGAAATCTTCGAGTATATTCGTGAGAACTTGGAGTTTGATCAGCTTATTTGGGAATTTGGCACTGAGAACAATCCTGATTGGGTTCACGTGTCTTACGTTTATGATGGCATTAATCGTGGTCGGTGCCTCAAGGCTTGTCGAGATGATGAGGGCCAGACGTACTACAAAGTAATATTTGGAAAATCACTATAACTATGGAAGACGAATTCGACGACATCAGCTTTTTGGATCAAGACAAGTTGAAAAAGCAAGAGGACAAGGTCAAGTCTGGAGAGATAACATGCAACCTCGACGCCCCTGAGGACTGCGAAAGCTGTAGCGGATAATGCTGGGGCTAGGTCAGTCATCGTCTCATGGTGGCGCTCCTGATACTACCTTTAAGCTTGGTATACAAAGGGCAGTATTGCAAGATAGGCCCAATGACGCCTCTTTTAGCATAAGGTGCGGGCTGCTGGATGATGGTACTCGGGAACAGATAGGTCAACCAACTCAGGGAGCATATACCAGGTATACAGCCCTAACTGCCGATGTGACGATAAACAGAGTCAACACTGACACTGGTGCAGTCATCTCCACAGCTACAGCAACGCTAAACGTATATAAGCCAGGATCGAGCTCATCTAATATTTTTCTTACTGATGCTACTGGAGATTCTAGCGAAGAGGATCTACAAGATGATAATGGCGACGACACGCTGAATCTGGCTGACACTAACGTGTTTAGCTCAGACATCTCAACTTCTGACGAAGCTCAGGCCTTTAGAGTTGATGTTATTTTGAAAGGAACAGGCTTTTTAGACTCAGACTCTATCTCAAGCGCGGCCCTCGGAACAAGCCTATCTATAAGCGCATAATCATGGCATTAGAATTACTTTACGCCCCACACTGTGACCTGAGTACATCGGACAACACTGTTATCGGAGACTCACAAAAGCTTCCTAACAGGACGTCGGTAACAAGAAACGGAGGTCAGTCCACGGCCTCACGCAGGCCTACACATAGGGCTGCTGGCATTAGTGCCAAACTTCATGATGATGTTGCGGGTTTGTCTTTTGACGGAGGTGACGGATTGGATCTTTCTGTTCAAGTGAACCTTGTAGGAGTCCCTTACACTCTAATATGTGCATGGGTGGGGGGCAACTACACCTCAGATACTTGGCTGTTTACATCTAATACTAATCAAGCTCATTACGGTATTGAGGCAGGAGGGGCGGGTGTCTTATTGGAGCCTAACAGCAGCAGGTCTCCAGCTGGGGACGAAGACACCATCCCAACGAATAACACTGACAACGGCACTGTAAGCTACACGTTTGGGGATGACGTAGAAGCACTCATTATCTCTAATGAAGGTGATGATAACGTAAACTTCTACAACATTGACGGAGACTTGATAGCAACCAAGAGTGAACCTCTTTATGACTCAAACTTTCCTCTAGACTTTCTCATGCACAAAGGCAATGGAACCAATGGTTTGGCTGGAATACTTTTAAAGGTCCAGGTCTGGTCTGACCGAGCAATCACAGCATCAGAAGCAAGAGCAGTAGGACAGTCTATAAAGAATTTAAAAAACGAGGATTAATTTTAATGGAAAATTTTGAACGACAGTCATTCTTTGTGACTGGTTTGCCTCGCACGCGCGGGGCTTGGTTGGCTCACTACTTAAACACCATGTCTTGCTGTGAGCACGAGCCTGGACTTAGAATAATGGAGGGAACAATGGCTGGTGATCTATGGCCTGGGGTCCTAGGACCTATAGGTGCTGTAGATTCAAGCTTTCCTTTGTGGGCTAAGCAGGCCTATAACGCTTACGGTGATCGCCCTATAGTAATTATTAATCGAGACCCTCTGGAGGTTATAGAGTCGCTAAAGCAGGAGTTTCCTAGCGGTATAGGCGAGGCCTTTCCATTCCAGTACGGAGATATAATCTCTCAGGCACTCATTGACCTCGAAGGGGTAAGAACCCTGTACACAAACGTACTAGAGGTAGACTATGAAGACATAGACTCAAGGATAGAAGAGATCGTAAGTCACGTGCTAGGAAATATGCGCTTTAGATTCAATCAGGAGAAGTACGATTACATGAACAGGTTTAAGATTGCCGTTCATCCCCAGAAGTACCAGCGCCTTCTAGACAGCGGTAATATGTCTGGACAAGCAGCCTTGCTCTTTGGGTAAGACCGTATCTAACCCTGTAGTTGTATTTAGTCTCCTCCCTGAACAGGTGATCCTCGTATGTATCTGACGGGGTAAGCCTGTCGAAGTGCTTGTATACGTATCCGTTGTTTACAAGCTCGTATACGATGCGCTCCCCCAGCTTTTTCTTATTGTACCCATAGTCTTTGGCGGCGTAGTCCAGGGTCCAGAACTCAAGGTCGTATGCCCAAAGCATAAAGTTCAGTTCCTTTTCGAAGATGTCGGAGCTCTTGCAGAAGTCTACCGTGGTGGACCTTAGGTGCTTTAGGTAGTTCTTTTTTACGTACCTTTGATTGAGTCGGGAGAAGTCCCTGAAAAGTTTCTTCCGTGATACTGAACTTTTAGGCATTAAATTATGGATATGGATCACCACGAAGATATGGAGGAAGAGGGCTTTTGGTTCGAAGTCCAAGAGATTTCCTTGGCCATACAAGACCTAGTGAAAAAATACGGAATGGAGGACAGGGTTCTTTCTGCAGTCGTTGTGGGTCTTCTTGAGCCAGTTACGGAAGATGAAAGCAACATGAAGGCCTTCTTCAATTACAATATACAAACAGATGGCGAGCTAGATGCCATAATAGACTTTATGAAAAACTCTTACGTCTCACCCGACGACGACTTAGATCTAGACGATCTTATCGGAGGGCTGGGGATATCATTAAATTAAAATGGACGGACTTATTAGAAAGATCATCATCGGGCGAGACCCGAAGGATGCCATGGCTTATTTCGTAGGAATGCGTGCGGGGAAGGGAAAGGTTAGCGCAATAATAATGGATGAAGAGCACCTTTTTAGGTACAATAAGAAGAGATATCTTGTATATTTGCAGGAGGAAGACGAATCTCAAGTTTTGTGGAAAGCTGTCGATGACATGCCCTGCATTCTTGAGTTCGATCTAAACTTCTAATGAAATGAAAACATTTGATCTTTTCGTTGTTGAATTAAAAAAGAAAATCAATGACACCATCAAGACGGAAGGCGGCCTTGAGATATATGTCGATAACCGCTTCAACGAGTTTAAGCATAGGGTCAATTCTGGCCCTTTGGTTGCTGTTCCTTTTAAGCATGATGTAGGAGCTAAGCCTGGAGACACGCTTTACTTTCATCATCTAGTTGTTTTAAACGAAGGGCAGGTTTTAACTGGTCATGACGATCACTACCTTGTTAGGTATTGCCCTCCAGACATATCTGTCATAAATAATCAGGGAATTGCATACAAGTCAAAAGATACTGGCGAGGTACACCCTATTGGAGGATGGATCGTTCTGTCCCCGCACGAAGAAGAAAAGGAGGCGGAGTCGGAGGTTATCGAGGTCGTCAAACTCAAAGAGGATGTCGTGACAAAAGGCGTAGTTGCCTTTGAGTCAGATAAGACAAAAGAGCTAGGCCTTAACCCAGGAGACGTAGTTGGATTTAAAAAGAACATGGACTACAGGTTTAAGATCGACGATGTCGAATACTACCGAGTAGACTATACTGATATTTACTATGTCGAAGAAGAAGTTCAAAACGATTGATGCTGCTAAGCGCCTTATGGCGTCAATGGAGTCTGCTATAGACAACATGATTGATGAAATCAAAAAGCCAGTAGATCCAGACATTAACGGCAGCGCTAGAAAAGCAGAGCTTCAATCAATAAAGCAGACTGCAACGGACTGTAAAGAGCTAATCGTTGAACGTCAGCGATTAGAGCAAATGATTAAAGATTTAAGTACCAATGGATCAATCGAAGAAGCAAAAGACTACAGCGGAGGTTTCGCTGAAAGATTCTCTAAGTGATTGGAAGCAAGTTGTTTGGCAATACAATAAAACAGATTACAGGTTTTGGGAAGACTCTTGGAACGAAAACGAAAAAGACTAACCGCGAGTATCCCCTCAAGCTTATACCTTGTAGAAAGGGTAACTGGTCACATGTGGGTTCAAGTCCCACTTCGCGGACAAATTAAATATTATGGCTAAAAATCAAGCATCAACTTACGTTGAAAAAAAGAGGGTGAAGCGCAAAGGCGTTCACTCCAAGACTAAGCAATCTAAGAACAAGTCCTCTAAGATGTACACCAAGCTAAACAGGGGTCAAGGAAGATAATTGTATATTTGCTTTATGACGAAGCGCGACTACAAAAAAGAATACAGGAAGTACGGAAAATCTCGTGCAGCCAAAAAGTATCGCGCGGCCCTCAATAAGTACAACAGGAAGAAAAAGACCTATGGAAATGGCGACGGTAAAGACGCCTCTCATGTCGGATCAAAGATCAAGGGCTTTCTAAAGGCTAAAATCAATAGGGCCAACAACAGGCCCAAAAAGAGAAACAGTAAAGGTTAATGCACTCGTAGCTCAACTGGATAGAGCATCGCCCTTCTAAGGCGAGGGTTCGGGGTTCGAGTCCCTGCGGGTGTACTAAATTAAATTAAAATGAAAGTTGTTTCTAGGCTTGCGCTATTGATCTTAATGATTATTCCGTTTATGGATAGCGCTTCATCTGTTTCAAACAGAAGAGCAATTAGATACAATCAAGGGCAAATTCATGAAATGATAATTACATTAAACCACTTAAATAAACCTATTCATGGCTACTTACATTTGTGAGTGCGAAAAAAAGCACGAAGAAGACAAGTCTGGGGTTACGATCAAGTTCGTTGACGGGAAGGCTCAGCATCAGATACAGTGTCCATGTGGAAAGTACATGGTCCTCAAGAACCCCAAAACAGGAGCCCCCAGCTTTAAGAGCAACAGGTGGGGTCAGGTGTACTGATTAATAATCTTGAGTCCCCTTATAAACATAGAGGAATATGATGACCCTGTTATCTCAATTTGTCCCAACGGTTCGCAGGGTGAAATTGTTTCAATCGGTGGGATACTCATTGCACTTCCCGCTCAGCCTCCCAAAAAACAAATTGCAGGACATGGAAGGGCAGACCACCTGCAGCTGTGGGAAAGGTTATCTATGCCGCAAGAGCTGTCTAGGATTAAGTCTATGGATGAGTGGGGGGAGACACCCAGGGAGTTTAGACAGAAGTTTCGTCCGTATATCGAAGAGGAGTTTCGCCGTAGGCGTGAAGGCTTTTGGTTTTACAATGCAGGTGTCCCTACATATATTACGGGCAGGCACTATATGATGCTACAGTGGACTCGCATGGACATCGGAAGCCCCGATTACCTTGAGTTCCAAAGAGATATATTTATTCACTTCGCGGCGTGTGAGGCAGACCCAAGGTGTATAGGTCAGCTTTACACCAAGTGTCGTAGATCTGGATACACTAACATTTGCTCGGCTGTCCTTTTGGACGAAGCAACACAAGTAAAAGATAAGCTTCTTGGCATACAGTCAAAGACGGGTAAGGACGCACAGGAAAACATCTTTATGAAGAAGGTAGTTCAGATGTTTCGTCACTACCCTTTTTTCTTTAAGCCTATTCAGGATGGTACCACCAATCCTAGAATGGAGCTGGCATTTAGGGAGCCAAGCAAAAGGATTACAAAGAACAACAAAACCTCACAGACAGGAGAGGCTCTTAACACCGTAGTGAATTGGAAAAACACGACAAACAACGCTTATGACGGTGAAAAGCTACACATACTTTACTTAGACGAAGCAGGAAAATGGGAAAAACCTACAGACATAAGAGACGCCTGGAGGATTCAGAGGACTTGTTTGATCGTAGGGCGAAAAATAGTCGGAAAGGCAATGGTGGGAAGCACCGTAAATCCGATGGGAAAAGGGGGGAAAGAGTACAAGGATCTGTGGGCCGATTCGGACCCCACGGAGAGGAACAAGAATGGTAGGACTAGGTCTGGACTATACCGACTCTTTATATCGGCTGATATGGCGCTTGAGGGCTTTTTTGACAAGCACGGTAGAGCCGTTCACGAGGACCCAGAATCTCCTGTTGAGGGAATAGATGGTGTCGATATAGAACTTGGAGCCCGTACTTATCTCAAAAACGAGAGAGAGGCACTCAAACACGACGCCTCCGAGATGAATGAAATAATTAGGCAGTTCCCTTTTACGACTGACGAGGCGTTTAGAGATAGTATTGAGGGGAGCATATTTAATGTCGGAAAGATATACGAGCAGGTTCAATACAATGACGAGCTGTTTCCCAATCCAGTTGTAACTGGAAATTTTTCTTGGAAAAACGGAGAAAAAGACACTGAGGTGGTTTTTGGTCCAGACCCTAATGGGAGGTTTAAAATAGCCTGGATGCCACCCAATGAAGTTAGAAATCAATCTAAATTTCACAGAGGCAAACGTATTGCGCCAAATGCAGAGCTGGGGGTAGGCGGGGTTGACTCTTATGACCTTGACGCCACCGTCGATGGACGGGGGTCTAAGGGTGCGCTACACATGTACAACAAGTTTCACATGGAGCATCCATCTAACATGTTTGTTCTTGAGTACGCGTCCCGTCCGCCTTTAGCTAAAATCTTCTACGAAGACGTTCTTATGGCTGCTGTGTTTTACGGCTACCCCATCCTTATAGAGAATAACAAGTACGGAATCGCAAGATACTTTGAATCAAGGGGTTACGATGGGTATCTCATGGATAGGCCTAAGCACCTAATGAGCTCTAGCTCTAAGGTAAACGTAAAGACAAAGGGTATCCCGTCAAATTCTCAGGATGTCATTCAGGCTCACGCTCACGCGATAGAGGCTTACGTTCATGATCACGTTGGAGCCAATCACAATACTGGTGAAGTAGGAAAGATGTACTTTAACAGAACCCTTGAGGATTGGGTGGGCTACAAAATAGACAACAGGACCAAATTTGACTTGACTATTAGCTCTGGACTTTGTCTTCTTGCTGCTCAAAAGGTTAAAGCAAAGGCAAAGACCTCGGAGTTTAAAGAGGCTAAGTTTTTTAGGCGATACAAGCACAATTAACTCATCCTCTACATTTACTATATTTGCAAAAATGTATACCCACAAAGATGTACGGTAGCTCAAGAAAATCGTCTAAGTCATTTCCAGATCCCCTAGCGACTCAAGAAGAAAAACTTGGGAATGAGTACGGACTGGCTTATGCAAGGGCCATTGAAGCGCAGTGGAATGGTTCTTCGCCAGACGACTCTGCTATCAACAGAAGAAATAAAGACTTTCATGTAAACAGAAAGTATGCCAACGGCACTCAGGATGTTGACATCTACAAAAGGCTTTTAAACACTCTAGACCCTAACAACAACGACGGAACTCTTTTGAACATGGACTTTAGTCCAGTTCCTGTGCTTCCTAAGTTTGCGAAGATAGTTGTAAACAAAATACTTTCAAGAAACCTTTACCCCAACATTGAGGCTATTGATCCACTATCATCATCGTTCAAGGATCAAGAAAGAAAAAAGATGGAGACTCTTGTCAATAGCAAGGGTCAGCTGCAGGAGCTTAAGTCTTCTACTGGCATGATCATCAACGAGGACCCAGACAATATTCCAGACTCCATGGAGGAGGCTGAAATCTTTTTGGGTGAAAACATTAAGGTTAACGCAGAGGTGGCAGCTCAGCTTGCAGCTCAGGCCACGCTTGTGTGGAACAACTTCGCAGACACTACCTTTAGAAGAGCCGTTAACGACCTTGTGTCTTGCGGAATGTCTGTAATCAAAAGGATTAACGATCCGTCTCAGGGTATAAGCATTAAGTATGTGGACCCGAAGGACTTTGTCCATAGCTACACGGAGGACCCAAACTTTGAAGACATCAGCTACGCTGGAGGGGTTAGAAGGGTTTCTATGTCTGAGCTCAAAAGACTTGCGGGAGAGAAGCTTACAGACGATCAGTACAAAGAAATCGCTAAAAAGTCTGCTGGTAGACACGGAAACGACTCGTCAAGTCTTCACAGACAGCACTACGACAATCAGTCTAGACGTACTGTGTATGGTTATGACGAATACATTGTTGAGGTTTTGGACTTCGAGTTTTTGTCTACTGACAAAATTTACTTTGAGGAAAGAGAGAATAAGTTTGGCAACACTGGCTTTTATATGGCTGGTTACAACTACAAGGAGAGAAAGGGTGGTGTTTTTGAAAGAAAGCCTCATTGCCTAGAGGTAACTAATCTTTATGGGGGCATGTACGTTCTTGGTTGTGGCTACCTATTTGACTATGGCCTAAAGACCAACATGCCTAGAAACATGTATGATCTTTCTAAGACAAACCTTTCATACTCGGTAGTTGCTACAAACTTGGACAACATGGTCCCCAAGTCCATGATTGGACACACCAAGGGTTTTGCGGACATGCTGCAGCTCACTCACCTTAAGATTCAGCAAGCCATTGCAAAGGCTAAGCCTGATGGTTTGATCATCGACATTGAGGGTCTTGAAAACGTTCAGCTGGGCAAAGGTGGTGAATTGCAACCTCTTGAGCTTCATGATATTTACGAGCAGACTGGTGTTTTTTACTATAGAAGTAAAAATCCAGAAGGAGGTTTTCAAAATCCGCCTATCAGGGAAATTGGTAATAGCATAAGAAACATTAACGAGCTCATCAATCTTTACAATCACTATCTAAGAATGATACGTGACGTAACGGGTATTAATGAGGCAATGGACGCGTCATCCCCCAAGGGAGACGCTCTTGTTGGAGTTAGGGAGCAAGCTATTGCCGCTGGAAACAATGCGATTTATGACATCACGAACGCTTCTATAATTCTTTTCAAAAAAGTTTGCGAGGACCTGGTTAAGTGCCTTCAGGTTCTTCCTAAGGAATCTGTCGTTTTTGAAGCGTATGCAAATGCTATTGGAAACACCAATATGGATGTGTTGGCCTCGTTTGAGGATCTTTCAATGCACAACTTTGGCGTTGTGGTTAGAAAAGACATGGACGACAGGGAAAGGCAGTTCCTAGAGCAGTCGATCCAGATGTCACTTCAGCAGCAAGCCATAGACCTAGAGGACGCCATGGCGGTAAGGGAGCTTAAGGACGTAGAGCAAGCGGAAAGACTTCTTTCCGTCAGAAGAAGAAAGAAGCAGGCAGAGGCTCAGCAGATTGCACAGCAAAACTCTCAAATGCAGGCTCAGCAGGCTCAACAGGCTGCTCAGCAGGCTTCTCAAGGAAGGCAACAGGAAATGCAAATGGAGTCTCAGATTGAGATGCAAAAGATTCAAGCTAAGGCTCAGGCCGACATACAGGTTGCTCAGGCTTTGCACGAGTTCAAAAAAGAAATCGAAATGATTAAGGCTCAAGCAACCCTAGGCTTTAAGACTGAAGATCAGGAGTTTAAAGAAAAGCTTGAGGTCCTTAAGGAAGACAGAAAAGATGAAAGAGTAGACACTCAGGCAGTAGCGCAGTCAAAGCTTATGAGTCAAAGAAAAGATCAGAGAGGAGAGCTCTCTAAAAACAACGCTTCAGAAATAGCAAGAACACTAACTCAAGATGGCAACAGAACTTAATCTAGACGCATCCTCGGAAATAAATGTTACCACTAAGCGCGGAGACACTCTTTCTTTTGATATTACAGTAAAGGATTCTGATGGTGATCCAGTTGATCTTACCGTTTACAGCTTTGATATGGACGTTAGGTCTACAACAAATCCGAACAAAAGAAATGACGTTGTTCTTTCCACCAGTGTGGGCGGTAAAAATTTGCTTCTAGCGTCTGTCTCAGGTGCTGCCGATGGGACACTTACTGTTTCCGCCTCAAGGGAGGCTATGCAAAATGTAGCCCCTGGAAGCTACATATACGACATCGCAGCAAATCACTCAACCAACTCTACGACAGAAACTTTTTTCTTCGGCACGTTTACTGTAAAGGAAGATGTAACCCCTGGTAGATAATGGCTATAAACTTTACAGAGCCATCAAGAAAAAACGTTACGGCTCAGTTTGAATCACAGGCTTCCACAGAAGTTTCTTCTACTATAGGCGGTCAAAGCGTGAAGTTTACAGTCAGTAGGCCAAACAAGTTCAAGACCCCTACCGTCGGTGACGCGATTGAGCTTAGCGATATTCTTGAAGGAATTGACATTAGGTATGTGGCTTCAACCGCTGGATATAGTCACGGGGATGCAGTAGGGTCGTGGGCTAATTCTGGAAGTCTTTCTGGGTTTGACCTTTTTAATTCTTCAGAGAATTCTCGCCCAACATTTAACATAGGAGATTCCAATAACCCCTTTTCTACTGGGGCTATGAAGTTCGTCTGCAATTCGTCAGATGACTCTGTAAGTCAGCATTTAAGCTGGGGGAATGAGTTTAATTATGCGTCATTTACGGCAAACTCTGAGTTTACCATGTACATGGTTGCCTCTAAGTTTGTTCAGGGGGCACCGAAAACTGCTCTCTCTCCTCTTTGGGTTGACGGAACGACTACAGGTGTGGCCGAAACGAAGGCGTTTCCTGTTTTTTATACTGTTGTAACAACAGGAGGAATTAACACTAGCTTTCAGGGGGATAAGTCGATTTTGGGAGATAGTGACTTAATTCACATAGGTAGCGGTGAATCCACAATGGGTGTGGCGGTCGGAGACCCAGTAATTATGGTCGTAACACTTGACTCAAGTAATAATTTTTCGGGATTTGACTTTAACGCAAAGAATGTTTTTAACGAATCTAAGTCTATAGGCGCTGTTGTTCATGCAGACCCGTCTAAAAAGATTTTTGCAAACTCTTTTGGGGGTCCGTCTCAAAAGCCCAATGGTCCTCGCGTTGCTTCTGGCCCCACTGATGGTGACACCTTTTACGTAGCTGAGTTTGGATACTTTGAAAAAAAGATAGAGGGACAGAAGGCAGCGGCCCTTGGAAGGCTCTTAAAAGAGAAATATCAAATTTCGTAACTTCGCTTCATGCAGTGTATGAAGAACAATAACTCGTCCAGCACCCCTCGAACCGCAAAGAAGGGAGTGAAGCTTAAAATGGGTAAGCATAAGTCGCGATCTGGAGGGCTTACTAAGGCTGGTCGTGAAAAATACAACAGAGAAACGGGCTCTAACCTCAAGGCTCCACAGCCAGGTGGTGGTGCACGCAAGAGATCTTTCTGTGCTCGAATGAGCGGTGTAAAGGGTCCTATGAAAAAGCCCAATGGTAAACCTACTCGCAAGGCTCTTGCGTTAAGAAAGTGGAAGTGCTAATGAGACCTACGAAAAAAAGCAGAGGAGGCAAGCTCAGTATATCGAGCAAGTCTATATCCGTTGATCCCCCAAAGGGATACCACTGGATGGAAGAGGGCGGTAGGTACTACCTTATGCAGGGAGACTACAAGCCTCATCCTGGAGCCGTCCCAAAGGCGAAGTTTAAAACTGCTACACACGCTAAGTCATGAAGTGTATGAAGAAAGGTGGCAAGACCAAAAAGCGTAAAGCTCTTGACGCTTGTGCCAGAAAGGTTAAGGCCAGGTATAGTGTATGGCCTTCAGCTTATGCCTCTGGAGCTGTAGCTAAGTGCAGAAAGGTCGGTGTTGGCAACTGGGGAAACAAAAGCAAAAAGAAGTAATGGCTGTTAGAAAAACAGCAAAAGGTCTGGCCCTAAAGCGCTGGTTTAAAGAGGATTGGAGAACCCCTCGGGGCAAAAAGGGATATAGTGGAAAAGACAGGACATTTAGACCTACGAAGAAAGTTTCCTCTAAAACTCCATCTACATGGAGTGAGCTAAGTCCAGGCGAAAAAGCTAGGGCTGCTAAGGAAAAGAAGACGAAAGGAAGGGTTTCTCGCTATAAGGTGAAGGTCAAAAAGAAGAAAGCCAAATAATAGTATATTTGCAAAAACAACCAAACAAAAATGGCAACTACAACTGCAACTATAACGCTTTCTAGCTCAGACTTGACTGGAGATGCGTTGTCTCTTTCAACTTCAGCAACCCTTACTAAGGCTGACTCCGTAACTGGTCTCGATCAGACTACAGGCGTTTCTCGTAAAATCTTTACCGCAACATCACTCGTTAATATTTTCGAGGGTAGCGAATACACAGCTGCAAAGGCTCACAAGATTTACCTGAGAAACCCAAGCACTGTGGCCACAGAGTACTTTACTGTTTCTATCGGTGACAGCGGAGGCACCCCTGAGGAAATGGGAAGGCTTTACGCTGGAGACTGGATGTTCATGCCTTGGAGTGCTCACGATGCCGCTAACGACATCTGCATTACTCCTAGCGTTGCAACTGCCATGACCCTTGAGTACTTGCTCATTTTCGAAGCCTAATGGGTAGTGTAAGGGCAAATATCAGAGTTTCCTCCTCAGACGTTTTAGCTACTGCTGTTGACATTAGCTCTGCAATCACCTTGAATGCAGACAGTGGTAACATCAACCGCGTAAAAATCGTAGCCACTTCTGCTGGAGGCACGGCTCAGATAATCCATAAAGCAAACGAAAAGCTCAACAGAGCTTACATCTATGTGCGCAACCTCGGTACAGAAACCGAAAAGTACGCATACGTGTATGCCGAAACTACCAACGATGACCCAGTATTGGCGAAGCTCGGAGGCGGTGAGTTTTGTTTTATGCCAGTAGACCCTTCTGTTCAACTTCAAGTTTACGGAACTGACGTGGATCAGATTGTTGAGTACGCAGTGTTTGGTCTGGATAGCTCAGCAGTTAGATACGCATAATTAGAAAACATGGCAAAACTTACAAATACAGGAACAGCTAACAATGCAGCCTTCGGGCAGTACGGTGCGGTTTATGCTCACGACGCAGACACAGCTGTAATCCCGCCTAACGGGATGATTTTTTGTGCGATTACTATGCTAGGGGACACTGAGTTTGAAAGCTTGGTGTCTGAGAACTCTATTAAGGGTTTGGACTTTGTTCAAAATCACGCAGGTAAAGTCCTCACTACCGCTTCGTCTTCTGTTTCTGGTGTAACCGTTAACACAAGCGCAGATCTTACTAGCGATATCGCAGTAGGAGATTTGTGCTATAGCCACACTGGAATCTTTGAGGGTGTTGTAGCAGTTGTTGGAAAGGCGGCGAACGGAACTACTGCAGATGTCAGCATGTTTCATTTGGACAGAGCCCCAACCGACATTGGAGATGCCGAAAAAATTACATTCATCAAGCCTAACGGCTTGGAGGGTGGAGGTTCTTCGGACCTTGATGCCACGGTTGTTTTTCCTAAGGGATTGACCATCTATGGCGCTTGGACTGCATTTGAGCTTGAGGACACAGACGCCACTACTGGTGTTGTCGCATACCTGGCTCCAGCAAACGGACCGCAGGCTACTTAATAAAACAACAATTTAATTTATGGAAAACGAAAACGTTACTACCGAAGCTCCTCAGGTGGAGCAACCACAAGTGGAACAACCTCAGGTTGAAGCTCCCCAGGAGTCTCAGCCAGAAGTACAGTTCTTTGA